TGTTCCCGTATATCCGTTTCCTAGCGATTGAGACCCAAGCGTTTGACACGGATACGACGGAGGGCGCTTTGGTGACTGTCAGCTTTGAATGCCATTCTCGCAGCGCATCAGGACGCGTGGAAGCGGCGCGGATGGCCGAGGCGATACAGGCGGCCTTGCACCGTCAAGAGGCGGCGATCACCGTATCGGGTCACAATCTGGTCGAGATGATCTTTGAGAATTACGCCGTGCAGCGCGATCCGGAGGGGCGCGGGTATACGGCGGTCGTGGTTCTTCAGGCAATGCTTGAAGCGAATGCCTAACTCCCCGCGCCGTGGGCAAGCGCATATGATGGAGGCCGATCATGGCTAAACAACTTGGACGCGCCCTGCTCGTTAAGATCGGGGATGGAGCAGACCCGGAAGTATTTTCCAATCTTTGCGGGCTGAATTCAAAGACGCTGACTGTGAACAATTCGTCGATTGATGTGACGACGGCGGATTGCAATTCGCCTGGCGGGGCGCACTGGACCGAGACCCTTGCGGGCGTCAAGAACGTCTCCGTGAGCGGCGACGGTTTTTTCGAGGACAGCACTGCCGAGGCTCGAATGAATACCGTCCTTATGCAGGCGGATAATCAGGCCAATTTTGAGATCGTCGTGCCTGACTTCGGGACATATGCCGGAGCATTCCGGATCGATAGCGCAGAGTTCGGCGGCGAGACTGAGGGCGGCGTCACCTACTCGCTGTCGCTGTCCAGCACCGGCGCTGTCACGTTCACGGCGGCCTAATGGCGATCACGGCTGAAGCCCCAAGGGGAGGTGTCGTCGAATATCTCGGTGACGCCTCCCATGTGTTCCTCTTGCGCAATCGTGAGATCGAGCGCTTCGAGGACAAGCACCGAGGTATCTTCGATCTTTTCGACGGTCTTTTCGGTAGGGGCACCAGGCCGCATAGCCGGGAGGTTCGGGATATTCTGGCGCTGGCTCTGGTGGGCGGCGGGATGAAGGATCACGAGGCGGACGCGGTTATGTCGCGATGCACGCCTGCCGATCTAAACAGGATGTATGCCATAGCTCAGGCCGTGGTGGGCGTTGCGTTCATGCCTGATGCGGTCGATGAGGCGCAGGCGGAGGCGTCAAAAAAAAAGCCCGAGGCAAGCCCGCCAGAAGACTAGACGTGCGCAGTATGGTCGTGAGCGGTTTGATGATTGGAATTCAGCCTGACGCAATGCGTGATATGGTTCCAAGAGATGCATGGGATATATTCGGCAGATGGGCTAAGGTGCATCAAGGAAAGGGTCCGGGGGCTGACGCTATGACGGCTGAGGAATACCGAGACCTTGTGAGGCGCGTCGATGGCGATTAATGCTGAACAGCTAAACATCATCCTTTCGGCGCAGACCGCAGATTTGCGTCGAGAACTGGAACGGGCGCAGCGCCGCATTCAGGATTTTGAGCGCAGGTCAAGGTCTGACTTGGGCCGGACTAGCAGACATTTCGACACATTGGGCGCGGCGGCAAAGAGGCTTGCCCCGATACTGACTGCGGCGTTTAGCGTGCAGGCCATCGCGAATATGACCAGATCGGCGGCGGAGATCGGTCGGCTGGCGGATGTCGCGGGCGTGAGTGCTGAAGAGCTTCAGCTATTTGCGGCTGGGGCGAAGACTGCGGGCTTTGAAATTGATAAGGTCGCGGACGTCATCAAGGACGTTAACGATAAGGTCGGTGACTTCCTGCAAACGGGCGGCGGCCCGATGGCTGACTTCTTCGAGAACATCGCGCCGAAGGTGGGGGTGACTGCGGATCAATTCGCGCGGCTGTCCGGTCCGGAAGCGTTGCAGCTCTACGTCAACAGCTTGGAGGCGGCGAACCTGTCGCAGTCCGAGATGACGTTTTACATGGAGGCCATTGCAAACGACGCTACGGCGCTCTTGCCCCTGCTGAAAGACAACGGCAAGGCGATGAAGGACTTGGGCGATGAGGCGCTGCGTTCGGGGCGCATTCTCGATCAAGACGCAATTGACGGCGCGCGCGATCTCGGTCGCGAGATGGGGGAATTGAGCGACACCATCAAGAAGCAGCTAACAGCCGCTGTTCTCGACAACAAGGACGAGTTGTTAGCGCTGGTGGAGTTCATATCTGGAACGGTTGTTCCCGCCGTCTCTGGGCTAATCACCACTATCACGAATGGCGTTGAGGCATACAACCGGCTGCGTGGCATAGACACTAGCTCTGTGGCAGTCCCTAGCGAGGAGGAAGCCGCGCGGCTGCAAGAGGATGTCGCGCGCCGTCCCGGTGAGGGAGACCCGTCCGGGACGGGCACAATGACTTATGATCCCGATACTGATACATTGTATAATCTTGGCGAGGATAACGTCCCATCCATCCCCGGGGTGACTGCCCCCAGCCCCGTGTCCGTGCCTCCGGCGGACATGCCTTTGACGGACGATACCACGGGCGGGTCTTCCGGCGATCCGCTGGCCGATCTTCGTCAGAGCCTGGCAGAGGCTTCAGTCCTGCTGGAAGAGTTCCGCCTATCCGAGACCGAAGCCCAGATCATTGAGTATGAAAACAGGCAAGCGCTCTTGGACGAGGCGCTACAGGCCGAACTTCTGACGCAAGAGGAATACAACAGGCTGAAGCTCGACAATGAGCAGAAGCACGTTGAGGACATGGCTAGGCTGGCGCGGGCGGAGCGGTCGGCGCGCCTCGGTGAGTTGTCCAGCATGTTCTCCGAATTGGCCGGTGTTGCCGAGGCGGGCGGGGAAAAAATGCTCAAGGTCCAGGCCGGACTTTCGGCGGCGGCGGCCTTGATTGCGGCATATGAAACCGCGTCCAAGGCGGCGGCGGAGGCCGTTACCATTCCGGGCCGGATCGCTGCTTATGCGGCCTTCCTGGCGCAGGGCATGCAGGCGGTTCAAGCGATCCAGAGCATCGGCGCAAGCGGGTCCGCATCAGCAGGCGGGGGCACCAGCACCGCAACAGCGGCAACAGCAGAACAGCCTAGCACGTCATCCGCCGTCGCCATTCAGCTAACCGGCGGGGATATGTTCTCTCGGGATCAAGTGGTTGACCTTATCAACGCGATCAACGAGGCCGTCGAGGACGGCGCGACAGTGAGGCTCGTATGACTGTCGTTCGGCAAATTATGAAATAGGGGGCTGGCTCATGGCCGATCAGAAAATCACGCAACTAACGTCGCTGACTGCATCAGAAGTAAGTGATAGCGATGTTGTCGCTATTGTTGACGTGTTGCCTGCGGCAACGACAAAGAAAATGACGCGAACGGAGTTTTTCAAAGATACCCCGAGCATTGGGATTGGGACGAGTTCGCCCGGCGCCAGATTAGATGTTGTCGGAGGGCTAAGGTCGACGGCTTCTGGTAATTACAATGAGATAATCACAACATCCATCGGTGATGGTGTTTTGAACAACAATGGAAATAACTGGCTGGTCGTCAAAAATGGTGTTCCTGCGGATGCCATGCGCATCGGCAGCAGCGGCAACGTGGCGATTGGAAATACAAGCCCATCCGAAAAGTTGGACGTAACAGGCAACGTCACCATTTCCGGCTCTATCTCAAAAGGCTCCGGCTCTTTCAGGATCGACCACCCGCTGAAGCCGGACACGCATCATCTTGTGCATTCGTTCATTGAGGGGCCGCAGGCGGATAACATATATCGCGGCAAGGCGGCGCTTGTAGACGGCGCGGCCACCGTCAATCTGGATGATGCCGCACGCATGACCGAAGGCACATTCGTTGCGCTCAATGGCAATATCCAGTGCTTTACAACAAACGAAACCGGCTGGACGGCAGTTCGCGGGACCGTAAGCGGCAATATCCTTGCCATTGAGGCGCAAGACTCGGCCTGCACTGACACTGTGTCATGGCTTGTCATCGGCTAGCGTCATGACCAACACATGCTGGATACGGCATGGACTGATGAACAAGGCCGCATCATCGTAGAGCCTGAAAAGGTCATTGTTGAGGAAGTGCCTGAATGACAGTCATATTCCCTTCAATCTATTCGCCTTATGTTCCTAACCCTGGCGCTATTTTGGCGGAAAGCGGCGACCTTATCCTTGCGGAAAATGGCGATAGCCTGTTGCTTGATATTCGGGAGGATGCGGACCAGCCGCTAACGCATTCGCGTATCGCGCATTCGCAGAATTGGCTATCGGGCGGCACTGTCTCGGTCAGCACCACGGCGACCGGCTTCTATGCCGATGCGCCCACAAACACCCTGACGTATGAGCTGTGGAAGCCTAGCGCGCTTCCGGCTGTCTGGTCTTATGTGCATACAACGGAAGCTGACGTTGATTACATGTGCATCGCGGCGCATACGCTGGGAAGCACCGGATGCAACATATCGGTCGATTACTCCACGGACGGCTCTAGCTGGACCGAGGTTATCGGCAGCATCTCGAT